ATTTGTTAAAAGATTTATTTGTAAGTTTTGCAAAGTTTTTTGATGTATTGAGCAATATGTTTCTACATCAAGCAAATGTCGCGGAAGAGCAAAAACTCTTTCACGATGATGTTGTCCGAACCATTGAGACTATTATAGAGGGTGAGTGATTATGGCAGGCAAAGGTGGCTATCAAGCTCCAGCACGTCCAGCTGTTCAATCTGGCCCCGGCTCATTAAGCCAACGCACCGATGGCGGACCTGCATCAAAGCAAGCAATGCGTTACGTCTCTGGCATGCCTAACTACGGTGATGGCCAAGATATGATGCAGATCCAAAGCGGTGCTCCTATGGCAGCATCGCCTTCCCCATCATCTGCACCTGCTGCACAAACAGCGCAGGGCGGACAACAGGGCGGAATGACTATTCCACCCGAGGGTCTTATTGGTGCTCACCAACCAAATCCCGGTGACAACCCATTAGCCCCAGTTACAACACAACAACAGCAAGCCAACAATGGTATACAGAGTGCGCTATTTTTGCTAAACTCTTTGGGTGATAATGCTTCACAGCAGGTTAAGTCCATTCGTAATGTACTTGCCGCCCACCTAATGAATCAGTCACAAGCAGGAAAAGCACCTACTGCACCATCACCAGCGGCTCAGCCAATGGCGGGTGGACAGTAGCCTATGGCAGATACAACACAACCATCACCAGAAGCAAAGGCACTTGGCAATAACCTTGATGCAATTACTGCTGCTGGCCACACTAATCTTAACCCCCTTGCGCAGACAGCAATTGCGCAGGGCGCGGGTAGCACACAAAGCGTTGTTGATCATGCTGGTTTAATTAACCAAGCAACTGCGCAGGTCAAGCCAGAAAAATCAATTTCTGAACCTGCCATTAACCACGATCCTAGTCTTTTACAGTATGCAGCCTCATTTCTGCATCACCAATATGGCCCAATTCCAGTCCTTACTTCTGACGTTGCAAGCGTTCAAAAGGGCTTGCAGTCAAAAGGGTATGCAAATGGCTTGCCTATCGGCACTTGGAATACACAATGGCAACAAGCACTTAACCAACATGCTTACGATGTAAGCACTGCACCTACAGTTGGTAACGTTAAATCTCTCCCACTTTGGAAAAGCATTATTAACGAGATTAACGCACCCGGGTGGTCTTCAACCATCGTTCATTCTGTAGCAAGTTATATTCAGCATATGCCAGAAATAGGCCGCAGAATACTTTCAGATGCGGTTGGCGGAAATATAGCCCTTGCTACGCAAAATCCATTTGCCTCTAGCGCAAGCCAAAATGCTCGTACAGCAAGTTATGTAGCTGGCACTGAAAATGCTCTTGGCGGAAAAACTACTGCTCAGCAAGTAAATCAAGATATGACCAAGCGTTTAGTTGGCGATTTTGGCAACATTTTAAGTCTTGTTACCCTTGCCAGCACCGGAAAAGCATTTGCCACATCAGTTGGTGAAGTTGGAAAATCATTGCTTGCAGATACTGCTGCAAAAGAAAGCGTACCTGCTGCTGCTAAAGCGCTAGTTACTCGCTCACTGCCAGAATCTGCTGCTGCAACTCCTACATTTTTTGTATCTAAGAGCCTTTATCAAAGTGCAGCAGATGCAACAACAGGCAAGATATTAGGAGCAATTGCAAAAACTCCGGGACTAGCATCTTCAAAAGGCGTTGGTCTTCTTCGCTGGATGGAAAATATTCCAGTATTAAAAAGCATGCTTCCTGCAATTGACGCAATGGATACACCCGGCTCAATGTACTATAGATTTGCTATGCAAAAAGCATCGCTTATGCGTAACCCTATTTGGCAGGTAGCCGCTCAAGCTCAAGCCAAAGGCTCTATTGCCGGTCTTGGACTTATGGGTATTGGCGAAGCAGAGAAGAAAGCCGGCATTAACGAGCAAGATGCTAACCTTGCCGCTCCATATCAGGGCAGTTTGTCTAACGCTGTCAACTATATTTCAATGTTTATGGGTCACCCAACTATTGGGTTAAAGGCTACTCAGAACGTTGGTCAGGTTGTTGACGCTGCGCATGGCGCATTGAGCGACGCACTTGGCCCGATCAACATGGATTATGTTCTTAAGAAGGGCTTGGGTATTTCCCTAAACGATCTTCAAAAGAATCTTGGCCATGAAAACGTAAATGACCACTTCCTTAATACAAAGGTCAACGCATACGCTGCCGCTCACTATGCAGATGACTTACTCTCACAGGCTGTCAGCAGCGGTGCAGTAGATCGCAACAGCACAGAAGCTGTAAATCTTTTCAAGCAATATCAGCGCGATGCTATGAAGGATCCAACTGGTATTCTTGCTCCTGCTCGCGAATCTCTTATTCGCCAACCAGATGTTCTTGCAAATTACTTCAAGCGAGATTTTGCTGGTCAGTTGGGCGCAAATGTTCGTAAAGGCGTAACCGAGTCTTACGATATTAACGATAAAAACAAAGAGCGTTTCTACAACGCTATGCGTAATCTTTTCTCAACCAAGTCTGACATGTCTGTCATTCTTTCTCCTGAAGTTCGCAACCTTGTACATGGTTCTCGCGTACAGGCAAGCACAGAAGATCTTCTCTCGCATGCTTTGCGCGAAGATTGGGGCAAGCGTCAAACCCCATTTAATGAACTTGTTAAGAGCAAAGTTGAGGCTCAACCAGTTGCCGAAGGTTCAAAGGCAATGGTTTACCAAGGCAAGGCTATGCCGCCTTTGTACCACGTTAACCGTAGCGTTAGCGAATACATGCCAGATGCTGCAACCCTTGAGTCTAATACTCGCTTCGGTAAAGGTATTAAGGCAACAGATGATGCTGCTATTGCTGGCCGCACCCACACTAACGTTTATACTCTTCGCTACAATCCAGTCAATAATGAAGAGCCAACATTCCTTGATTTAACAAAATCAGGTCAAGCGCCAGCAGTTGCTGCTAAGTTGAGCGCTTTGCAAGCCACTAACCAGACTCGTAATGAACTTGGCTTGATCGGTAAAACTCCAAAAGAGTATAGCCCTGAATACAAGACACTTGCCAAGATGCTCAAGAACAAGGCAGATTACTCTGGTTCAGATATTCTTGATGCTTACCGCAGCGCTCTTAAAGCCGTTGCTCGTATTAGCCCAGCAGAAATTGACAAGCGCATTTCAGATGTAACCAGCGCTGCAATGTCAGCAGATGGCCATGCTGGATTTAAGTTTGTAAACCGTGCTGGCAATGTGACCCATGTGGTCAATAGTGATCGTGCTATTGCCAACATGACCCAACTTGATCCTGCTCTTACTAGAGACAGCATTATTCCGGGCTACCTCAAGACTCACAATGTCAATGAGCCGGGTGTAATCGGTATTGCTCGTAACGATACCTTCATCCAGCAGGATGCTCAGAAGGCTGCCAAGGCTTTCTTTAGCCGATTGAATAAAGCTGGCTATGATGAGGAAGTACAGCAAGCACAATCAACATTGCAGCTTGAAGGTCGCATGTTGGCAAAAAACGCCAATGCCGATCTTAACGCTCCGCTTCCAAAGCTAGATCCACAGAATCTTAACAAAGAAGCGCTTAATGTTCTCAAAGAGGCTCGCGGTATTCTTATTAAGAAACTGGGCTTTGACTCACTTCAGGTCAACAAACTTGACCCAATTGCAGCTGTCTCTTTGATCTATCGTGAATCACATGGCCTAGCATCAGAGGCTTTCTTGCCTGTCAATGCGCCAAAGGCTGCACTTGATGCAGTTTCTCGCATAAATCAAAAAGGCTACCGCCTTGTTCTTGGTACAGATATTGGCCATGCTTATGAAGCGCCAGTTCTTCATCCAGTTATTGCAGATCAACGCACATCGCTACTTCGTCGTGCAGCACTTGCGCTTAAAATGGACCCAAGCAAGGTAAGCGATATTTCCGTAGCGCAATCACGCGATACTGCTGTTAAAGAGCGCATTGACCGCGGATTTGCCTCTGGTCAGGTGCAACCATTCGTTGGTGATAACTCAAGCACAATCGTTAATATCCTTCGTGATTATGCTCGCTCTGGTCCGCAGGTCAACAATACTGGCAACAAAGTTGCTAATGCTATTCGTGGTTGGGGACAAGGTCGCCGTGACCAGCTAATCACTCAACTCATGGGTGATACAAGCAATCTTACTGTCAAAGAAGAACGCGAACTGCATGATGCTGCCGTTGTTAAAGCAAATGAAATTCTTGGCTCGCAACGCCGTATGTCCGATCTTAGCGTATCTCAAATGGTCAAGGCTCTTACTCAGCCAGTGGCAAAGGGTGCTAAAGATTATCTTGGCGATGTAACACCGCGCTATACCAAAGAAGATGCGTTTAAAATTGCTAAGTGGGTTTTAGAAGGTCAGGCAAAAGCCCCGGGTTACACAATGGGTCTTGGCAAGGGCGAAGATTTTATTCGCGCATCCGGTGCAATGGCTACAAATGCAACCGCTTCATTCTTTGGCAAGGTTCCTTTGCTCAAGAATTACAAGATTGGTGAAGGCCCAATCGCAGCAGCGATTACTGCCCTTCCAAGCAACCTTACCGCGCTTCGTAACCAATGGCGCTTTGATCTTAACCCTATTTTTGCTTATCGTCGTTTGGCTAAGACCAACGTTAAGGCTGCAACTGAAGGCGTTCCGCTAACACGCAACCCTTATCAAGCAATGACAAATCTTGGCATTAAGGACGAGGCATATAACATCCTTAGCCGCACTATGCCAAAGGTATATCAGAAGGCTCAAGAGTTAGATACTCTTGACCGCTTCTTGCAGCAGAATGACATATTTGGCATTTACAACCCTGCTCACAATATGGCTTGGCAGGCATACCACCTTAAGCAATTTGGTCTATCGGATGCGCAGATTACACAGAAGTTAGAAAAGATCAATACTTATGGTGATCGTACTCCGCTTGAGCGCACAATCAACACAATTTTTTATCCTTTCTCATTTAACAAAACTTTGTACAAAAATGTTGGTGGCTATCTATTAGACCATCCGGGTGAGAACGCTTTGCTTAATGCAGGTTTTCAGTTGTACAACCATCTTGATCCAAACAATCAGGATCCGGGCAATGGCTTGCAGGCTTGGTTTAATAAGCACTTGCCAATTATCCAAGATTTTCAGAAGCTCAACGCTTTTGAGCATGGCACTGGCTTAGGCCAATTTGGCGGTATTAACGCACCGTATCTGCAAAATGCGCCATATATCAAAGAGTTTATGAACCTCTTTAGCCCACAGGCTATTACGCCCGCTGCGGCTCCAAGTGCGCTTAAAACTCTTACCAATATGGTTCCGGTACTTAGCGAGCTTAATGGCTTGCTATTCAACGTCAACCTTAACACTGGCGCTGCGCAAGCAGGTGGAGTTGGTTCAGGTCGTTTGGTTGAAACTGGCAAGGTTGGTTACTGGGCAGCAAAGAATCTTGTCGAACATTCCGTTGATCTGTATAAGCATTTAACGGGCAAGCCAGTAGATCGTACTTACTACACATCTGTCCTTCCTGACAATGCTCAGATCCAAGCCGGTATTGATGCTGTCACTTCGCTCAAGGCTCAGCTTGCTCCATTGATTGGCAGTGGCGAAGTATGGCCATCAAAGCCGGGTGTACCAAAAGATGTACGCGGCTTGCCATATAACGCAACAAGTTTTGAATTGTATGCACACGCTTTGTATCCAGCTTATACGCCGGGTGCTGGCGCTGGTGTTGCTCTTCAAAAACAAGATCAGGCTTTGGCTTTTGTGCAGAATTTGCAGGGAACATTCCGCTATGACGCTTACAGTCAGTTCAATAACATTGCTAAATCTGCTGTAACTAAGTTGGCAAAGGTAACAGATGCTAACTCAATTCAAGCAATTGCAACGCCATTGCGCGCATTGGCTGTCAACATTGCAGAACAAGATCCAAAATTCACAGCGTTTTACAATAAGTTCTATGAAAGCGCTTTAGGTCCAATTGAAGGGTTTACCAAATAATGGCTATTAAAGTAAAACAAGGCATTACTGTTGACCCAACTGTCAAGCAACAGGCTGCTGCCGCAGCGGGCGCAGGCGGATCTACAGCAGCGGTAACCTCTGCCAAAGCACAAGCAAATGCGCCAATCAACAATGATTATGGTTTTGTTGTCAACGGCAAAGTGCCAACAACCCTTACGCTTTCACAGTTAAAGTCAGCACTTGCTGATACAACAAACAATGCTCCGGCTATTGTCAAGATGACAGCGGATGTTGCTAAAGTTCCGGGTGCGCTAGCAAACCTTAGCGTAATTTCACAAGATGGCAGCATTACCCCAATTGAGCAAAACTACCTTACAAATTATGCTCTTAACGTTGTTAACAACACCCCAAAGGGAAAGCCAGCGTCAATTGCCGATGCTGTTACTCAGAAGATTACTCCATCTGCGGTTAGCCCTTACGCAATTAACTCAACCATCAACCTCAAGAGCATTGACCGTCCAGATATTGCAGCGGTTAAGTCAACAGTTAATGATCTTTACGAGCAACTTCTTGGCAAGAAAGCGGACGACGCTACGGTAGCCAAGTGGGCGCAAGTTTACGATAACTATGCTGCTACCCGCCCAACTTCTCGAACCACTGGTGGAGTTACATACGGATTGCAAAGCGTTCCTACTGCCACTGGCGGTGCATCAAATCGTTTGATCCGTTCAGGTCAGCAGGAAACTAGCACAGCAAATCAACTTACTGCTGAAAATTTTATCAAAAACCAGATTGTTGACTCTGGCGATTACAAGGCTTTCCAAGCCTCTGGCGCTGCATTTAATTTACTAGGACAGATTGCTTCTAAGGATGCGGGTGTTGCATAATGGCTGACAAACCAAAAGTTACCTCTGCTGAAGTAGCAGCAGCAGAACCGGGTCTTGGCAGCATCCTTACTCCCGGTTCAGATTTTGCCAAAGTTCTTCACGATCAAAATGGCGCTCAATACGCTTTTTGGAAAACAACAGACGCAAATCTTCCGGGTGTTAAAGATGGCACTGGATATTCGCTTTGGCAGTTCATCAATGATGCTGTTGACAACGGATGGATCAACGCTACTGATACATCAAACTTTGAAAAAGGTTTGCACAAAACTGATTGGTACAAAGCCAATGGCGCTCAAGCCTTACAGGCTGCTGCTGACAAAGCGCTATCGCTAGATGCTAACGGAAACGTATTACCAAACAGCAAATACGGCATGGAACTTCAACGCCGTATTGATGGCATTAGCGCAGTTGCAACCCAGCAAGGTTATAAACTTAGCCCAGAAATTCTGCAAGGTCTTGCCGAAGGCAGCCTTATGGATGCTTACGATCCAAATATTTATGGATCTGGCGATTACCAATCTGGCTTGCAAAGCAAGATCGTTGCTGCTGCGCAAAGCGCAGGCATTGCTCTTACCGGTGGAACTGGCGCTCAGTCAGGTATTGGTCTAGTTAATCAGCTCAAGGCGTACGCAGCCGACATGGGCGTTGCCATGCCAGATAGTTTTTATACGGATGCTGGCAACAAAATGGCAGATCCAAAATCTGGCGTTACCTATGATACTTTTGCAGGCAACATTAAAAATTATGCAGCATCAAAGTATTCTGGTTTTTCAGGACGTATTAATCAAGGTGAAACAATTAAAAATATCGCCGCTCCTTATGTTCAGGAATTTCAAAACATACTTGGCGTTCCGGCTGATAGCGTTAACTTAAGCGGAAGCACGGGCGATAGCGCTTTGATTAACAAAGCTCTTCAAGGCACCATTGATCCAAATACAGGGCTAGGTACTCCTATGCCAATTTGGCAATTCCAGCAGACTCTTCGTCAAGACCCACGCTGGAATAGCACACCAGATGCACAAAACTCTATGGCAAGCATTGTTGAAAACCTTGGCAGAATGTTTGGTAAAATCTAATGGCAAGATTAAGCGCGGATCAACTTGATGGCGGTGCTGTAGCAACACCTAGCCAAGTAGAAACTGATTACGGCAATCGTGGACAAACCAGTGCATTTGTCCCTACTGCAAATAATTTTTATGCTGCTCCTTCAGGACCGGGATTGTCAAATGCTGGATTGACTACAGCTGCTGCTGCATTGCCAGCACTACAACCTGATGTTGTTGTAGATCCTTTACGCAATAAATCTGTTAAACCAAATGCTCCAGCAGGCAAGCAGTATATCTGGATTGGTGGCACAGATTCTGGCCAATGGCAACTTTATTCTACCCCACAAGGACCAACTGGCGGACCTACGGGTGGACCAACTGGTTCAACAACTGGTTCAACCGGCACTACAGGAACAACAGGTTCCACTGGTCCTGCATTAAACCAAAATACGATTACTGACTACATTGCCGCTGCGCAGCAGCAGTTAATTGCGTGGGGTATTCTCAACCCTAACGATCCTGCGTCAAATGATTTGATGACCCAAATCAAGACCCTTGCTCAGCAGGGTGCACAAACAGATACAATTGCTCTTGCTATCCAAAATTCAACTGCTTATGCTAATCGTTTCTCTGGCAACAAGGCTCGTCAAGCCAACGGCTTGGCTGCCTTATCTCCAGCAGATTATCTTTCAGCTGAGCAAAACTACAGCCAGATTTTAAACGAGGCTGGAGTTGGACAGCAGTATCAAACTCAATCGTTCCTTGCCAACCTTATTGGCAAAAATGTTGGAACAAGCACGCTTCAGCAGTATGTCAATATGGCTAGTGATTTAGCAACAACATCAGATCCATATTTGCTACAAACAGCATCTCAGCAGTATGGCTTAAATAAGGGCGATCTTATCGCTCACTTCCTTGATCCAAATACTGCCCTTCCAATTATCCAACAGCAGTTTGCTGCAACTCAAACATCAGCCGAAGCTGCTCGTCAAAACCTTGCTCTTAATCAACAGAACGCTATGACCCTTGCCGCGCAAGGTGTGACACAGCAACAAGCACAAGCAGGTTTTGCAACCATTGGTAGCCAACTTGCTCAACAGCAACAGTTGGCAAGCATGTACGGCATGGGTGCTGAAAAAATGGGCAATGAATTAACTGCCGCTCAATTTAATTCAAACATCGGCGGCGTTAGCGCTGCTCAAGCACAGCAAAATATAACGCGCCTACGCGCACAGGAAGTTAACCAGTTCTCTGGTTCATCCGGTGCAGCCAAGGGCAGCCTCTACACAGAGGGTCAAGGCGTTAGTTAACTAGGTTCCATCACCACCCATTGGCATGGTGATGTGTAACTAAAGACCAAGAGTAGGAGCCAAACCTCTTTCCCCTGAGAGAATTTGTGGCCTGCGTCAACCAAACAGAAAAGGGAGTGCCACATGGCAGACCAATACGAAGACGATGACTTTGATCTTGAAGAAGATCAACCATCGCAAACCCAAGACCAAAACGGTCCAGCAAATCTACGCAAGGCTCTTAAGCGAGCAGAGCGTGAAAAGAAGGAACTGGCTGATCAGCTAGCTTCTATTCAGGCAGACCTTCGTGGTCGTTCAGTCAAGGAAGTATTGGAACAAAAAGGTGTACCTACCAAGGTAGCCAAATTTATTCCTACCGACGTAAGTACGCCGGAACAGATTGATGCATGGTTAAACGAGAACGCTGATGTGTTCGGTTTTGCTGCGCCTGAATCTGCTTCATCGGAAGAACCAACACCAAATGCTAGAGAAACACAGCGTATCAATACCGCTCTTCAAAACGCAAATACCCCATCTCGCGATGCAGATACTGCCGCGAAATTGGCTGGCGTTAAAACCAGAGAAGAACTTGACATGCTCGTTTTCGGCCAAAAGGTAAGTGGCTCACGCCGATAAAAACCCATTCGACACTAGACCCTATAGAAAGTAGGTGACACAATGGCAATTCAATATACCGACTCAATCGGCTCTACCTCTGGTATTCCCGGATTAGTACAGACCGCTTATGATCGCTATGTAGAGTTTGCACTCCGTGCTGTCCCACTTATCCGCGACGTTGCAGATAAGCGCCCAGTACAGCAGGCTATGCCCGGCTCATCTGTTGTATTTCAGATTTACACAGATATGTCAGCAGTTACAACATCTCTCTCAGAAGATGTTGATCCAGATGCAGTTGCACTTGGAAACACAACCCCTGTTACCGTTTCGCTCCTTGAATACGGTAACGCATCACTCGCAACTCGTAAGCTCGAGTTGTTCTCACTCTCAGATGTAGATCCAGCTATCGCAGACATTATTGCGTTCAACATGGCTGACTCACTTGACACAGTTGTGCTCAAGACACTTGTTGGTGGACCAAACGCCATTGCTGAACTTACAGGTGGCTCAGCCAACCCTGTATCAACATACAATGCGAACTACACCAATGGTACAACTCAGGCTAGCATCGACGGCACATCAGTCATTCGCTCACGCGATATTCGTACTGCTGTTGCTAAGCTCCGTGCTAACAAGGCTGTCCCACGTCAGGGAGAATACTACTGGTGTGGTATTCACCCAGAAGTTTCATACGACCTTCGCTCAGAAACTGGCGCAGGCGGATGGCGTGATGATCACAAGTACGCTGAGAACGGTGCTTCTGAATTTTGGCCGGGCACTATCGGAACATACGAAGGTGCTATGTTCGTAGAGTCACCACGTTTGTTCAACACAACAGACGGAACTGGCTCAACAGGTGCAACAGGTACCTTCGGTACTTCTGGCTACACCTACGCTTCTGGCGGTACACGTGTATTCCGTACACTTGTTGCTGGTAAGCAGGCTCTCGCAGAAGCAGTGGCAGAAGAGCCACATGTTATCTTCGGACCAATTGTTGATAAGTTGATGCGTTTCCGTCCAATCGGATGGTACGGCGTTCTAGGCTGGGCACGTTACCGTGACGCAGCTTTGGTTCGTATCGAATCATCAGCTTCTATCCACAACTCCTAATCCGAGTTAGTTGCTTCCTAGCCCCTCTATTCCTTTCAAGGGGCTAGGCGGCAACACCCCTAGCGAAAGGTAGCCAATGGCATACATCTTTAAGCCACCCACGGTCAATGAAGGACCAGCGGGTTTTGGCATACTTTTCTGGCGTTACAAGATCGCCCGTGGCGATAGCATTTTAGTATTTGGAACATCGGTGTTGCGCACACGCACACCAGCAGTACAGGATACGCAATCCGCAGATTACTGCTATTTGGGTGGACATGAATATCGCATCACTCAAACAGAATATGACATTTTAGTAGGCGCTGGATACGGCGCAAATATCACAACGGTATTGGAGTAACGTGAACGCAGGTAGATATAACATTACCGTTACCAACGGTACGACCTTTACTCTTGCCCCTATCTGGCAGGTAGATAACCTAGCCGTTAACCTCACTGGCTACTCAGCCGATATGCAGGTGCGCGACGTTTCCAACAACCTTATTGTTGAACTAAGCACTGCAAATGGCAAAGCTACAATTCAGCCCGGCCTTGGCCAGACAACATTTAAACTTACTGCAACCCAAACATCTGCTGCTAACCTGCCAGTAGGTAATTACACATACGCTTTTAATCTTACTGATGGCTCTGGCAATGTTTACCAGATCCTCAACGGCGCATTTAACGTGGTTGCGAGTGTGATCCAGTAATGGCCGTTACAGTCAATAGCGTTTCAACTGTACTCATTCCACAAACCACAAACGTATTTAACGTTGCTTCGGCACAGCCAATCACTCTTGAACTTGGCGTGATCGGACCGCAAGGTATTCAAGGTATTCAAGGAAACACTGGCCCAGCGATCACAGGATCGACTGGCCCTACAGGACCGACAGGAGCAATAGGTGCGACAGGAAACACTGGGCTTACTGGCAATACTGGTGCCATTGGTAGCACTGGTCCTACTGGCGCTGTTGGACAAACTGGACCAACTGGCCCACAGGGAAACACTGGTTTTACCGGATACACCGGATACACCGGATACACAGGATTTACCGGCAGCACGGGACCTACTGGCGCTCAAGGCAATACTGGACCGACTGGACCAACGGGAGCTGTAGGCAACACAGGCTTTACAGGATTTACAGGCTCAACCGGACCAACAGGTCCGCAGGGTGCTGCTGGCCCACAAGGCAACACTGGTAACACTGGCATGACTGGTCTAACTGGTAATACAGGTATGACTGGAATGACTGGCGTAACTGGCCCTACAGGGCCTACAGGCGCACAGGGCAACACAGGAAACACTGGTTTAACAGGTAACACTGGCATGACAGGTTTGACTGGTCCTACCGGACCTACTGGTGCCACAGGTGCGACTGGGC